TTGCGGACTTCACGTTGTCAATCAAAGCAGTCCCGAGAAAGCGTAGCGATCCGTCTTCCTGCCGCGCAACCTCCTCTAGGGCAAAGCGGTGTAGGGGCACTTCCAGCAGCACTCCCTTACCCCCCTCGGCAGTGATCGTTTGATAATGCTCAAGGCTCTCCTCCTTGATACGATAAGTAGTCTCGACCTCTCGCAGATTCGACCCGAGAGTAGGCTCCCCCTCGTGGTCCACTACGTAGCTCAAAGCGTACAACGCATCCCCCAGCTCGAAGACTATCTCCTTGGGAGCTACGTAGGTGTCCCGAATGTACGGATACAAACCCTGACTCCGGTACCGGTCGTCGAGGGCTGCTTGAAGCTTCCTCTTGAAGTCCTCAAAACTCGCAACTCCGCTGAGTACTTCTTCGACGCCCTTGGCGTGAGCCTGCTTCACAGTCATTCCGTGCCTTTTGTAGTATGTAGCAGCACACATAGCTTTGCACTCCTTCTTAGTCTTCTTACCCGCTTTCATACACGCCTGCACACACTTGACGTACTCTTTAGGCATCGTCGTCCTCCGTACTCTGTTCTACCTGTAGGCTGACGAGCCGCGTGACATCCTCTTCTGACATCTTTACGCTGTACCGGCGCGCGTACTCCGCGTCGTATACTCCCAGAGCCATCCAGAGGTTGTCGGCCCGAGCCCTGTTATACAAGATGCGGCTGGCGTCGAGTTCGTCAATCCTGGAAGGATTGGGCCAGCGGAGAAAATACTTAACCTTCCGCGGGTCATACCCCAGTACCAGTAGCTGGAGGTTGACCGCATGCATAAATAGGTCTGTGAGCTTCCACTGCACCCGCCGGATGCCTCGGGCGAACCTACGCTCCTGCTGTGTCAGAGTTGCCTTCGCGTTTACGTCCCTTTCAAGCCCCATGTACGCCTTCGGCACCCGGCTTGCAATCAGGAGCTTGTGTCGATAGTACTCAATGGGGCCCATTTGCCAAGCAACAGTAGTACTCGTGTCCAGCACCTTGACATCGTTCAGTGAGGGGTAGGCCGCACCAAGCTTCTCTAGGTACCCTCTGCCGATGTAGATGTCCTTTACAGTGCTTAGTACTTCGTCTCCGAGCACCCCGGAACCAATCTTGCGCGTTTGCATCTGGCGCCTGAAGTTCTTAATGTACTCCTCAGACTCTTTGCCCTCCATCCCTGTAACGTCGAGAATGAATAGTAGGCGAGCGAAGGCTCGAGTCAACCAGTTAATTACCAAAGCCTCCTCCATGGCGCGCAACTTCCGCCACGGATCTCGGGCGCTGTAAAACACGGCACGCCCGTAGGCACTCGCCCCGGTGTGACGCCACCTTAGGTGAGACATCTGGAAGGGTCTGAGTCCCCCTAAAAACTTCCCCGTGTCAACGGCGTACTGCTCGAAGGCAAACTCCCCCTCCTTGTCGCCGGTCTTCAAGAGCCCCCAGGCGTCCTCGTTGCGCTTCATCGTTGCCGGGGGCATATACATCAAGCGACACAGGTCGAGGTTTTTGTCAAACACCAACTGCACAAAGCAGTCTCCGTACTTCAGCATCTCGCGGGCGAACTGGTAGGCTTTTATATTGGCCTGGACGCGCTCGAGCGTATCGTGTACTATATTCTTTGCACCCGCCGGAGCGTTCCCCTGGAAGATAACCTCATAGGACTCAATATCGCCCTCCTCTGTGTATACCGCCTCGTCAGCCAAAATATCCAAAGCAGTAGACACTTCGGGGATCTCGTCGTCCATCTCCTCCATGTCAGCGTAGACATCCCTGCGCTCGCGCGAAATCGGCTGAAAAGCTTCCTCCCACTCCTTGAGCTTGGCCACCCCGAAGCCCACAACAGTAGTCTGGGCCTCAATGGGCACAACCTGCCAATCGTGCCCGAGTAGGCGCCGAGCTATCTTGTGCCGGAGGCTGCTGCTACCAACCTTGTCTGGGTCTACGACACTATTATTGGATACCATAACTCCTCATCCACGTCACGAGTAGGAAGCCCCTGCTCGGCTCTCTGCTTGTTTTCTTCCTCCAACGCCGCCCTTTCAAGTCCTGCGTACGGGTCGGTCTCCCTAGCCAGTACCTTTTGAGCCGCCGACTCGCCAAACTCGTGCGTCTCTACCTCTATCGTGGACGTCACTGTCCCGCCCTGATACCGTTTGGCAAGCCGAACTGCAATCTCGAGTCCGTCAGGCCCGTCGTCGTGTTTGGCCTTTGGGGCCTGATCAAGCTGCCGCTTTAGCTCCTCTTGGCCGTCAGCGGGTAGCAGTAGGTACTCGTTAGTCAAGTCAGGCTCCAGTGACTGGATGCGCAAGAGTTTATTAGCCCTCTGAGGCACAGGGGTGACAGGAAGGTACACCCCTTTGGCCGCCGACTCTCGCGCAGCATCGCTAGCGAAGAGCGCCTGAAACTGCACCGACTCTACTCCAAACTGAGTGAAGTTATAGCGCTGCCCCAACTCGATCATCTTACTAATCATTCGATCCGGGGTCAACCAATCGATGATCGACTCCAAAGAAAACATCTGTCCAGTCGGAGCCTTAGCCACTACTGAAATGGCGCACGGGTCACGCCTCGGCCCATGCTCGCCTAGACTCGGGTCAATACTTCCGAAAACAGCGCAAGCACTCAGCGGCACAGCTGCTCTTCCGCTTAGGGGAGCGAGTACAACTCCGACATCCGGGCGCCATTCGCTCCTAAATAAGCCCCACTTAGAAAAAAGCTTCTCGGACGGATCCAAAGGCTCATTTTGCATCTCAGCCCAGAAGGACGAACCTTCGGTGAGCCCTTCGCCGGTGACCATGATCAACATCAGGTTGTAGTAGGAGAAGCCCTCCGGCCAAGCGCTCTCAGCGCCCTTGTCCATCTCAACTTTGTTTTGGTTGTAAAACTGCCTGGCTGTAAGTGCCCTGCTCGGATCATCTAGGTTGGTCAGCAACCCGCGCCAGGTATCCCACAAGTCCTCGCGGTGAGCCCACTGAGTTATCGCCTTATACTTCTTTCCCCGAAACATCGGATTCTTCAGTAGGCGCGCAAGTACTGAGTCGTAGTGCAAAAGCGTTCCGATGAATATGAAGGCGCAGCGATCCGGGTTCCCGGCTTTCAGCACCGAGCGAGCAAGCCACTCAGCGTCTCGTTCGCGAGTGACCTCCGATGTCACGCTCTCAATGGACTCCAGGTCGTCCCCGATAACCAGATCCGGGCGAAACTGCTTAAACTTACGGCCGCGGATCTTCATGCGTGCACCCAACGCTCGGACCATTACCCCGGTGGAGGTAATGATCTCGCCCTCCTGCCAGCGCGAGCCCTTCAGATCGCCGAAGTCTTCCTTGATCCGCTCATTATACAGAAGCTCCTCCTTGAGTGATAGCAAGTACGCCTTCGACTGGTCGTACGAGCTTGCAATGAGTAGTATGTAGTGCCGGCCGATCTGCTCCTCGAAGCAAATACACCACGCCACAGCACCCAAGTCCACATGCGTAGTCTTGCCAAAGCCCCGCGGCCAGGCTACGACGTCGAACGTCTGCCCTTCGGAGCGTACGATGTTCTCAAAGTAGTCGTTGAGCTCCGCGTGCATCTCAGCGCCTGGCTTAGAGAAGTGGTTGCTGAGATAGAACTTCTTGAAGAACTTCAGGTCCAGAGCAGCGAGCTCTCTTCGGAAGTCGGCGTCCATGGGCCGGTCCAACAAGTTAAGTTGTTGTAGTTGGTCCTCGGTAAAGCGGCTGGTCAGCCTCTCCGTTATCAGGTTCAGGTCGGCTTCGCTGTACTCGATCATACACCTCGCGTAGGGTCGGCATTTCTTTTACAGTGTGCGTCGCATCTATCTTGGTGGGCTCTTCTGGCACCAAGCCCATTCGCATTTGCAACTCCAAGTACTGAGCCAACAACTTCGTAAACTGCGCCAACAGCCTATCTGTCTTCTTGTCGGGGTTCCCGCTGACCTCTTCAACTGTCAGCGCCGAGTCCAGTCGGTCCTCGGCAATTCTTATTGAGCGAGCGAGCTCCCCCATGGCGTCAATTTCCAGACAATTACTCTCCACAAAGTCATCGTTGGTGGTGACCCCAATGATCTACAAGACCGGAAGGACTATCCTGGGTGTGTGCTGATAAATGTGCCCAAACTCAAAGTN